TCGGTCGGCATTTTGTTTCCTCCCTCTGGTTTTTGGGTGGAGGGAGGGGATGGCTAACCCCTCCCCGTCCACTCGCCACGCCTCGCCCTCCCTATTTGGCCGATGGCGTGACGAAGTTATTTAGCTGATTGCGCTCACGGCGTCGATGTAGCGGATGCGTTGAACGGGGTCGGGTGGAAGAGTCGCGGTGTACATGGTGTTGTACGAAGCGAATCCGCCAATCATGCGCGAAGGATCATAGCCACTCGGCTCCGTCAATCGCTTCACCCAGACGTTCAAATTTCTCCAGTCGCCTTCCCCAATCTGCGTGTTTTCCTTCGCCCCAAAAGAGATGCCGATGACGCCATCTTTTCCGATGACATAGGTTCGCAACGCGGTCACGGTTCCGGCGTCGTAGTTGGGTGTCTGCTTGACGAACGTTGACTGGTGGAAGCGGACGCCTCCCCACTCGATGATCGTCACGTTGTCGCCGTCCGGTGCGGGAAGCTCTTTCAACTTCTCCGCGCCTTCAGCGGTGCGCTTCACCACATCGACCAAGCTGTTGTTTGTTTTGTCGGTGAGCACGTCGCCCACGGTGAACGGGTGAATGACTCCGGTGTAGTAGCCGTCCTGGAAGGGAAGGGCATTGACTCCCGCAAGCGATTGCGCGGCTGCAGTGATGTCAACGGTTGTGACGACGTTGGCTCCGGTCTTCGAGAGATGACCGACCAGCGGATCGACGGCGTTGGCTCCATCGGCTTCGGCCTGAAGGATGGTGTTGATGACCTGCGCGAGACGGTAGGCCATCTGCACACCCAGGGCTTCGAGCGCGGGGTCAATCGCGGTCTGAAGCGCGAATGTGGAGATGTTCGCGTAGTCGGCGTAGTTGCCGATGGTGCTGGTGTTCTGCACGACCGAAACGGTGAGGCCGGTCTGGATCGTGCCTTCCGGTGCCTGGGTGACTGGAGGAGCCGGCAGATTTTGATACATGAAAAGCACCAACTTATTGCCGCTGTTCTCGTCCAGCGTCCGGCGCGAGCTGCACCTGACCCACGGTGTCTCACCCTTAAGGTTCTCAACGAAAACCTTATCGAACGATGTGACCGTGGACTGCGGAAGATTGGTGGTAAGGTTCGACGCTGGGCTGACTCCAACCCCCAGCACAAGGGCATATACTCTGCCCACGTTCCCGGTGTACACGACTGCGGCGGAGCCTAGCGCGCAGATAAACTCGATGACCGGGATGAGGTACTTCTGAAAGAACGTTCTGCCGCGCTGGGCGGCGGTGGAATCGGTACGCATGGCTTTACCCTCGAAGGGGAGTCACGCGCTATAAGGCATCTACCTGTCTGCGAAATTCCGGGTCTGAACGGATTCGGTCGTTGTACTCGGCTCTTGGCATCCTCTCGATATCAGCGCGTGTGTACTTCTTCTTGGTCGCCGGGGGCGGAGCGGACGCGCTGGCGTCGGTGCTTCGGAGTCCCGTCGATACACTGCGAGGTCTGGGAGAGGGCGCGGTTGGCGCGGTTGCCTGTCCGTTGGTGGTACGGGTGTTGTTGCGGGTGTCGAGGTCTTGTTCGCCTTCGGGCCAGGGGACCATTTCATCCCTCTCTTTCAGCGTTTGGAAGACGATGGCAAGGTTGTTGCGGGTCAAATCCCATCCCTGGGCCTTCAGCTCATCGAAGAGAGCGTCACGGTTTTGCGGAACGGGGTAGAAATCGGGATGCTCCATGCGGAAGGCTTTCGCCTCGTCGCCATAGTATTTTTCGCGCTCGGCATCATCCATCTCGGAGAGTTTCTTGCCTGTTGCAGATGGTGATATCCCTTGCCGCGCGGTCACAATCTCATCAACGGCTTCCACTACTCGCTCTGGATCGGTGATGTCATTCGAGAGTCGTAGGCGGTCTTCGTGCGTGAGTTGTTTGGGTTCCACTCTTAACGCTGGCCGCGCGGCATCCGGTTTTCGCAAACGGCTGATCTCCCGGTTGGCGTGCACCTGCGATTGCAGAGCCTGGTCTGCTACCTGTTTGTAGGTCTTACCTTTGAACGTGGAGACACGCGCGCCGTTCGCGTTCTTGATGATCGCAACGTAATTGCCGTCTTCGTCCAGTCCTTTGTCGTCGTCATTAATCCATTCGACTTCCATACCAGCCGCTCCTTAAATTCCCGCGTAGTTGTCCTCAATCTCTGGATATCGGGTCGGGTCGAGTATGTTCTCAATCCGCTTCTCCTCATCCGTCATTTCCGGTACGGGGGTTTTGGGCGCAACAGACGCGAGATAAAGTTTTGCTTCAGAGTCGATCTTGTGTTGCAGGTGAGTAAAGATTTGCCACGCTGCCTTCGCCATCTTGTGATTGGCAAGTACGGCGGCTTCGTCGGCGGCGTCGGTGTTGATGAGTTGGGTTTCGATCTCGATGCAGCACATCTCCATAACGTCAAGCACGTCGGGGTAGACTTCGCTGCGTTGCAGGTTCAGCAGGTTCCGGCGTTGCGTCGGCTTTAGTTCCGATGTCACGCCAAACGTTCTCTCGCTGCGGACGGTTGACTCCATCATGGCGTCGCCTCCGCTCCAACCGGCTTCGGCTCTGGCGGCGGCTGGACCAACAATTTAAGTTCCGCGCTCGAAGGATGACGCGCGTCTTTTGGCAGATAGCCAACATTCATACAGGCGATTCCAAGGGCGGTGATGTGGACGAAGTATTTTCCGCTCTCGCTCTGGTGGGCTTGGCTACAGTCTTCGATGAGGCCGCGCTCCAGCAGGGGGCCGAAAAGCAGCTCCGCCGTGAACTGCTCGTCCTCATCCATCAGGCCGCGCCATCCAATCCCGCCAAAAGGGTCGTACTTCCTCTGCTCATACAAGTCGCGGAGTAGCCTCTGGTGGCGAGGCATGATCGCAACGAATTTTTCAGGTATCGGCATCATCCGCCTCCTACTGGCGCATAGAACTGGCTGGCTTGCATCTGGCGCTCGTCGGCGGTTCTTTCTGCGAAGGCGGCGGCTCGGTCTATTGGCGACTCTACGGCGGCCTGATGCGTGGTTGCAATAGTCTTCGTCGCAATTCTGCCAGCTATTTTTTTGTCCTCCAGTTCCATGTCGTTCGCATGTTTCTGCTGGAGCTGCGCGCTGTCGGCCTGGGCTTTGACGGCGGCGGGGTTCTGCATGGTCTGTTGCTGCTTCTCCTGATCGGTCATCGGCACGATGAGGTCGCGCTTGTTCTTCCACTCGCTCATGTCGAGCACCATGTTGACAAGTTCCATCGCGTTCACCTTCCAGCCGGTCTCAGAGAGTTGCTGCACCAAAGCTTGGTTGCCGAAGACTTCCAGCAGGAAGGGGAGTGCCTGGGCCATCTTGTTGCGCGCGGCCAGTCGTGTTCCGGCCAACGTGTCGAACTTGACGTTCGACTCCATGAAGTCTTGAAAGTCAACCACGATATCCTTCGTGCGCTCGGCCAGCACGTCGCGGATATCGGAGAGCGGCATCCGCTCTTTCACCATTTCGTACACGAAGGCCAAGAAGGGAAGGAACACCCCGTCGATCACGCGGTCAACGGGCGACTGCAAGCGGGTGTTCGAGGCTTGGCCTACCAGTCCGGCTCCGGTCCCGCTGCGGACGATGCTCGATCCGCGTCCCGGTACGGAGCCTTGTACGCTGGCCTGATCCGCGCCGGTCGCACCTTCAGCAGTCGAGACGACGGCTTGAATGGCGCGCCATCCATCGGGCGGAAGCTGCGGCTGCGTGACGAGTGCGATCGCTTTGGTGGCGTCGTTGCCGTCCACCATGCGGATGCCTCCCAGCCGTCGCCGTTGATCCTGGGTGGGGACGTTCGCCCCGCGCGCAACCGCGTACTCCGGCTGTACCGCGAAGGCGAGGATGTCAAGGAGCGCGTTGAGGACTCCCTGTTCCACACGCTGGTCGGCACCTGCGATGCGTCCCACACCCATCCCATACCCGGCGTTGTCCATGTCCCAGTAGTTGGCGGAGAGGAAGGGCTTTTCGGGTAGCTTGTGCTTGTTGTTGCGAATCACGCATTTCTTTTGCAGCACCACACGGCAATCAGTTTTGTTCCACCACTCGAGTACCTGCATCGGCTTCTGCAACGGGTCTTCGCTGTAGTCTTCGTCGCGGTACGCGGCGTGATGGATGCTGAGGTTCGCGCCTAAGCTGCGCTCGGTCGCTTCGATGCCTTCGGTCTGCTCTGCGGCGTCCGGCATGAACATCGCGCGGAGGATTTCGTCGGAGGGGATGTCATAGTCGGGATTCTCGCGGAGTTTGGTGAGGTCGTCATAGTCGAGATATTTTTCGTGGACGATCCACTTCGCCTTCCAAAGCTGGTTGGGGGCTGCCCACTTCGGGTCTATGAAGACTTCACCCAGGTTCACTTTTTCAAAGACGGGCCGGTTGTGCGTAACCTCCACGTCCACGGCTTCAAACTCGTCGGACTCTTTGGTGAAAATCGTGAGCTTGTTGCCCAACGGCATATCCACTTGTGGCGGGGTTTTCTTGCGGTAGTAGTGTGTCTCAACTTCGGTCACGGCCTCCCAGCCAACCTTGAAGATGACGGTGCCCTGATTGACCATCCCCTGAATCCCATAGGTCAATTCCTGTTTGAAATGGATCTCCTCCAGCAGCTCCGATATCAGCTCCTTCCACGCGCGCGCGGTGTCCTGGTGGGTGCTGGGCCGGGGCCGGATTTCAAACGGGGTCGGGTCAGAAAAAATGGCTCCCGAAATTGCTGGAGCCAGTGAGTTAACCTGTTTCGCGACGGAGAATCTTGAGACGTTCGCGCGGGTGACGCTCGATCCCTCGAACGTCGATAGCGTTCGCGGCGATTGGTAGAGGATGTCGGTCTCGTTCCAATTGAGCGGCCAACGTCGATCATTCAGCCATGCGCTGGCGCGAAGGAAGTCCTGTACGACGATGGAGAGGACCGCCTCATCGGTGTACTTCGCGGGGATGGCGGGGTCTGGAGAAGTGGTCACGTCCCGCGCGTGGACGGGCTGACTCCAATTGCTCTCCGCAACTAACGCAGCGGTGGCCATGAGATACCCGGAAGCTCATTTGGTTGAGGGGGTTCGGGTCGGTCGTGCTGGCCACTTCCACTGTTCGCTGAACGCTCTGGGGAGATATCAGGGCGTTGTTCTCAGACGAGTAATGAGCCTGAATAGTACCCCTGAGTCCTGTTTAAGACAAACGGTAACTTGTGACTTTCGCTTTACTTACGCCCATGACAGTCGAGGGTGTGATCGCAATATACGCAGCGGCCATTCGATCCTTCTTCAAACTCCGCGCATGGGCCAAGGTTGTCAGGGTAGGTGGGGCATCCGCAATCCGTTCTAGGATGGCGGGGCGTCATCGTCGTGTCGCACAGTTGCATTTCAGCCATTCAGTCCTCCAAGGATGTTTTCGAGACCCAGCTCGTTGTACTCTTCGCTGCCGGGTTCGGGTTCCTCATTGACGCTCTCTTCCGGCTCCGCCTCCGGTCGCGCGTAAGGTCCGCGATTGTAGACCATGTTGAAGTGATCGGTTTCGGCGGCGGCTCTCCACGATGCGCTCTCGTCTTCAAGGTCATCGGCGGCGATTGACTGCGGAAGGTTGTCAGCCACGCGCGCGATGCAATCGGGAATCCCGTTCTCTGGAATCATGCCGTACTGTGTGGTCTGGAGCATGAGCGCGCGGAGCTGCTTCATCCCGGCATTGAACAAGAGCCGTCCGGTCGCGAGTACGGACTCGATGTTGCGGATGCGGAGGTCGCGCTCGCCTGTGTCCTCCTCGAAGTCTCTCCAGTCGAGGCCGATATCCCA